TGCGTGGACATAAAAAAAGCGGCCAATCACTTGGCCGCTTTTTCCATAGACTCCGCGAAATTAGTGAGGGAGGCGTTCGCTGTTACCCAATGACGAGTCAGGTCTGTCGGAGTCTTCTACATCATCGCTTTGTTCGAAAACAGTGTTTACTGTTTGTGGTCCACCTTCCATTGTTGGTTGTGGTTGGGCCAATTCGTCAAGCGTTTTGATTTCGTAGTAACGACCGAGAACGTGACCCATATCTTCATAGAGAGCGTTCAGTTGTTGAATCTTACCGAAACATTCTTGGGAGAGTTTTTTGAAATCTTTGGTGATACCCTTGACTTGTTTGAAATCGCGTTCGACAACTTTGCCTTGGAAAAAGTCAGAGGATTCGGTCATGGCGTATTGTTCGGCCATACGAGAAATCTCGTCAAGAGTTTTCGCTGTTTCCATGAGGGCGTGTTCACATCGGAGAACTTTGCCATACTCATTAAATTTGGATACCAGTTCCATCAACCGTTTCTTGTCAGCGGGATTAAGTGGTTTCACTTCGTCGCCGAATTTGCCGTTGGATGGAATCTTATCGAGATTTTCGACAATTCTTTTTAGACTAAATGATGATACTTCAAGTTCTTTCATAGTATGCTTATAAATAGGGTGTTCGTTCGAATTTCTGCTCATATTTCTCGAAGTGTTCAATTAGGTCATTGAAAGTCTGAAAAGTGTGTTTTGTCTTCTTCGATTCATCCTCTAATGTAAACCCTTCATTTTTCTTGTGGAAGACGCTCATGTGCGGTCTTTTCAAAGAGTAACGAAATTGTCCGTCAGCCTTGAACCCCATATCATTTAAATAATCAGCGTCACCCAATTTCCAATTATCTACAGGGGTAAGATTCTCGCCGTTCTCACGTTCGGCCATAATCGTATGAATCATTTCTGACAGTCTGATAATACTCATTACAGGTCCAATTTCTTTAAAAATTCAGACAATGTGGCGCCACCTTTGATTTCATCTTGGAATGAGACAGACTTACTCACAATGATGTCATCCAATTCAGGTGTCATTTCTTGTTCTTTCAAAGAATCCAAATCAGGCAAATCCAAATCGTCGCCGCCTGTGTCTTTGTGTTTATCATGACCACCGACAGGCTGTTGTTCTTCACCCTCAGGAGCGGCTTTTGAGTGTTTCGTGAAAGCAGTAAACACAAACTGTGAACCTTCTTTGAGTTTCTTTAAAACCGTAGTCGTGGAGTAGTTAAATTCATCCGTAGTTTCGAATTTGACTTCGGTTCGTTGGATTTGAACTGGCTTGGCGCCTTCGAAGTTATCGAATGCTTCCAGTTCTTTTGGTTGGAATGGTTGACCTAGAAATTTCTTTATGTAATTGTCAAATTTGTCTTTGACATTGAATTTTTTGGCTACGGGATTTGTCTCCGTTTCTTCATCAATATGAAGTGGTTCTCTCAGTTCTTTCAATACGGCCAGAACGGCTTTCTTGGTTTTTAGTTCGGCCACTGAACTGGCAAACGCGTCAATATCCTTATCTCCCATAGAACTGGCGACCTTCTGAATCTTGGCATCACCGTAATTGGGATTGTGTTTGGCGGTTTTTACCGCCTGAAAGAATCTACGTTGTTTTTCACTCGATGAAGGCATAATTTTGTCTTATTGATAAATATTGCCGATTTCTTGTATCTTTCAATAATTAGATTATATCTATAATCAGAATGGGGCAATTCTTTGCCACTACACGGCCCGAGTGGCCTTAACAAAAACCTTCCTTGAAGTTCTAATAACTTCAGCAGTAACAAAAAAACAATAACACTATGATTAATAGCGAACTATTAAAATCAGCCATCGCCGATGCAAAAGCAGTAAGAGCCGCTGCTCTCGCTAATGCTAAAGCGCAACTGGAAGAAGCCTTCGCCCCTCGTTTTGAAGCAATGTTTGCCGAGAAACTTAAAGAGGACTCCGAAGAAGAACAAGAAGAAAACGTTTCCGAAGTATCTGCTCCTAACCAAGTTTCAGGTAAAGGCGGAGAAGCAAAAGGACCAGCAACTAAAGACGTTTCCAAAGGTCAACCAGTGAAGAAATCAGACGGCGCAACTCAATATAAGGCTGTCAAAGCGGGCAAAGGCCCATCCGATGTCGGAAATCCTACCAAGAAAGTCAACGAGACTGCCGAGGAAGAAGATGAAGAGACAATGGATGAAAATGCAGTTGCTCCACAAGCCGAAGCCGGCCTCACATCAGAAGATTTAGACGAAATCATTGCCGAACTCGAACAAGAATGTGGTGACGAAGAAGGTGGCGAAGCCCCTCCTGCCGACCCATCCTTGGATGCCGCACCAGCCCCAGAAGGTGGCGAAGGTGAAGGCGAAGTTCCTCCAATGGACCCAACCGCAGCACTCCCACCACCAGCCGCTCCTATGGCCGGTTCGGCACCTGCTCCTATGGCTCCACCAGTAGCCCCACTTCCAGCCCCAGTCGGCGGAGAAGTTCCGGGCGGCGCACCAGCCCCTGTGGCTCCACCTGTCGCAGGTCAGCCTCCAGTTGGTGATGACGAAGATATTAACCTTGACGAATTGCTCGCTGCTCTCAACGAAGAGTCGGGTGACGAAGACAAGGACGAAGAGAAAGTGGATGAATCCACGTCTAACCACGGCGTTCCAAAAGGCGTTGACGGTCAAGACAAGTCCGGCGGTGTTAAGGGCTATCCAGCCGCACCAAAAGACGCATCCAAGAAACAAGACATGGGCAAAAACCACAACATCCAAGGTAAAGGTAATATCGGAACCGGCGCTGTTGGTGGCAAACCTAAGATGGAAGAAGCAACCAAGTATAAAGTTGCTTTGAAGGAATCTTACAAGACCATTGAATTCCTTCGTGGACAAATTAATGAGGTTAATCTGCTGAATGCTAAACTACTTTACACGAACAAGTTGTTTAAAGAATTCGCAGGTGTTCTCGACGATCCATATCGTATGAAGATTGTCGAATCTTTTGACCTTACCAAGAGCGTTCGTGAAGTAAAACTAGCCTACGCCCTATTGGCGGAGTCTTTAAATTTCGGTACGAAAGTTGTTTCGACCCGACCTGCCGCACGTCCTGTGGTTCGGTCATCGGTCAAGCAGATTACCGAAGGATTAGCATCCAAAACAGTTGCCGGAACTAAACCATCCAAAGAGATCCTCTCCGAAGGTGTCGTTAGTGATATGGCCTCAAGATTCAAAAAACTCGCAGGAATCCCAACTAAGAAGTAATCGCGAGAAACAACAAACTCAAATAAATCAAATATGGATAACATTAAATCATTGTTAACAAACACGCTTAATCCTCAAGCCAGATTGATGCAGGAAACCCGTGGTCTAGTGACCAAGTGGGACAAAACCGGCCTTCTGGAAGGTATCAAGAGTGACATCGAAAAGTCCAACATGGCAGTATTGCTCGAAAATCAAGCCAAACAGTTGATTGAAGAAGCAACCTCCACTGGAACTTCCGCCAACTCCGAACAATGGGCAGGCGTCGCTCTCCCACTCGTTCGCCGAGTATTCGCTGAATTCGCTGCTAAGGAATTCGTCTCCGTCCAACCTATGAACCTTCCTTCGGGATTGGTGTTCTATTTGGATTTCAAATATGGTACTGGCGCCTCTGGTTTGCCAGCAGACCAAAACGGAACCTATCGTTCTTTGTTCGGTGGTACAGGCGTAAAGTCTGGCTCAACGGATAAACAAATCGGTGGTCTGTATGGTGCTGGCCGCTTCGCTTACACTGTTAACGATAAGAGCGCCTCTGTTGCTTTCACCGGCGTAACCGCTGTTGCTGAAGACATCAACTGGCTCCAAAACTATTACACTCAAGCCGCTAAGTCTGGTTCCGCAGACATCTTGATTAATAGCATCTCTGCTTCGTTCGCCGCTGGCCAATTGGTCACTTGGACATCCACTAACTTTGTATCGTCATCTACCGCAGCCGGTAACGTGTTCGACGCAAACGCAGTTCGTTCATTCTGCCCATTCTCAAGTTCCGGCCTCGTCGTTTACTTCCCATCATTCACCAAGTTGATTCCATCATCTGGCGAAGTTCAATTCGTAGTTTCAAGTTCCGCTAACGCTACTGGCTCACTCGCCGGCGCTGGTGTAATCTACTCGGTTCAGCCTTCTGCTGCTAACCGTGGCGACTTCGAAGATAACAGCATCAACAACGGTTCTGAGTTTTATAACCCAACCGGCAAGTCAACCTCCGACACTGGTCTTAACAAAGACATCGGTATCCCAGAAGTTAACTTGGAACTCAAGAGCGAACCTATCGTCGCTAAGACTCGTAAGTTGAAAGCCGTCTGGACCCCAGAATTGGCTCAAGACTTGAATGCTTATCACAGCATTGACGCTGAAGCAGAATTGACTGCTCTGTTGTCTGAGTATGTTTCGATGGAAATCGACCTTGAAATCCTCGACATGTTGATCACCAACGCCCCAGCCCTCACGACTGAACGTTGGAGCGCTAAACTCAACCGTGAAATCGTTCCTAACGGAACAGGTGGCTACACTGCCCAAGACCAAACGGTTGCCGGCACAGGTGGTTACTACACCAAGGCTACTTGGTACCAAACCCTTGGTAACAAGATCCAAAAGGTGTCTAACAGAATTCACCAATTGACCCTCCGTGGTGGTGCTAACTTCATGGTCGTCTCCCCAGACGTTGCCACGATTTTGGAATCCATCCCCGGCTACGTGGTTAACACTGATGGCGATCAAGCCAAATTCGCAATGGGCGTAAGCCGAGTCGGAGCCTTCGCTTCCCGATTCCAAGTTTACAAGAACCCTTACATGACGGACAACATCATCCTGATGGGCTTCCGTGGTAACAACTTCTTGGAAACTGGCGCAGTCTATGCTCCATACATCCCATTGGTTCAAACTCCGCTGGTCTATGACCCAGTGAATTTTACCCCTCGAAGAGGCGTAATGACCCGATACGCTAAGAAAATAGTTAGGCCGGAATTTTACGGGAAGATTCTCGTCGCTGATTTGGACACGGTATAATCCAAACAACTAATAATTAATCACAAAGATGGGCGGAGAGAAATCTCCGCCCTCTTTTTGTCCCAATGCCTCTTTCATTTTTACTTTCAATGTTGGTCGTGAGATGCCCAACATCTCTGACAACTGTCGTTGACTATATTTTCCTGACTTAACCAACTCAACAAACTCATTCCAATTATTTTTGAAATAATTTTTTGACCTATTGTATTTGTCTTTGAAATCGTCGCCATGTTTATGGCCTTTAAATGACATAATAGGTGTTGTTACGGTGACATAGTTAATTTTACGATTCATTAACATTTGTCGGCGTTCTTCAAATTTCTTTTCACCTTCGATGGTTCCGTGTCGTTGAACAAACCATTCCAATGTATATCGACCCACAGATTTGTTTTTTTGTTGTTTAATGGAATCTTCATTATGCTTCTTCCCAAACATGCCATTATTCTCACCCAAAGATAGACGACTTAAATTTGCCCGAATCTCTTCTTTACGTGGATTGTATGTAAAATTGTCTCCACCAGATGCATTCGCGCCTATATTATACCCAACGCTTTGTTCATACGGTTTCAGTAGTTGAAGGTAGTGGTCTTCACGTTCTAGTAGTAATTCAGGTTTTGGTTCAACGCTTTCTATAATTTCGAATGTGAAAGAGGATTCTCCATATTTGTGCCAAGCGTTCTGGAATTTAGGGTTGACATGACGGTTAGCATTAAGGTCGTTTGTATGACAATACCAACGATGGTCAATGTCTTTGGCGCTACCAATGTAGAACTTTTTATTGGTAGTGTTTGTGATTTTATATATACCACTTCTCATGATTAAGGAAATATACCACTTATAGCGAATTTTGTCAATATTTATACCTATGATTAAACTCAAAACTCTTCTTCTTGAGGCAAGACTGCACGGGGAATGGTGGATTGACGACACTGGAGGCGCTCAATTCGCTGATGGAGATGTGGGTGATATGAATCATGAGGGATACGTGATTCAATTATTGACTCATCAAATTCTTGAACATTTTGATATTGGAAATGACGAAGATGGTAGTTTAGGTGACTTCGAACAAGAGATAGGTGAATCACTCAAAGACAAAGGTGATATTCAAACCGAGGAACAGATGGAAGAGTATATCGAAGACCCTTCTTCTTACATGTTGAAAATCCTACAACGAGACAAATTTACACCTGACGACAAACAAACCGAAGATGCTCTTTTTATTGCTTACGGTTCAGTAACAACAAGAGATGCCAGAAGTTATTCGATGAAATATTGGGGATGGAAAGCCGTTCGTGGTTCTGTTATTCAGACATGGAATTTGACCAGACAAGATTTGGATGCTATTGTACGTGGATTGGGTGATGCTTACAATGAAGCATTGGATGAAACCGACCCCGATGAAATTACGGATGATAATCCAGAAGGTCATCGAACATTCGAATTGGAAGTCTTTTCTACTCGGTCTGTGTATAGACACATTCCATTGCCAGTATTGGAGAAACGTGACCCAACCGCGTTGAATCCATACAGAACACGATACTAATAATGATTAAATTGAAATCATTGATTTTGGAGAATGTTGAAGTCATAGGTGTCGATGAACTTCAACCCGAACACTATGACCAACTCAATAAAATGGTCCAAGAATCAGGTATAAGAATTCTTTCAGATAAGGAATTGGATACGATTTATCTCGTCGATGGAAATGTGGCTGGCGGATTGTGGACATCCTATCGTAACAACGTGTTTAGTTTTGACACCATCGTTGGAAAAGATTACCAAAATATGGCAATCGGCGTTAGGATAATCAAGCAAGGACTTTCTATGTATAAGTCCCTACTTGTTGATGACCCTGAGGCAAAATTGGAACTTGACGTTGTTAATAAGCGATTGGTAGCACCCCTCCAAAATTGGGGATTGAAAGTTATCGGTGTTGAAGGTGGACACACGATTATGGGATATGGAGATGAACAAAATGATTAAACTCAAAGAACTATTGATGGAAGTACCGGTTGATAATTACTCAACCATAGGAGATTTCTCCAAAGGGTCTTCCTACACCAATCCCGTAGATAGGAAACTCATTACCAATCCTGTTGCCATTCAAAAAGTCAAAGATTTTTTCAAGAATACATCTGCTAACTTCGATTTCTACTTTGTCAATACAAAAGATGCTAGAAATCATACCGAAGTTGGTGAAGTCAAAGAAGACTTTGTTTATGATGAATTAAACATCAAACCCGAACAATTGAAGGATGGAAGAATCAACAGAGACAATATCACCGTTTTCTTCACTAATAATAAAGGCGCCGAACGTTATCCAATGACGGCGTGGATTATGGCTCATAGATTTGGTCACGTCATCCGAAGACTCTATGCATGGGAAGAATATACGTCGTGGGTGGATGAACAGTTCAATGTAATTTTAAAGTCCTACGGATACAACAATGTCTATAACTCACGAAATTATTACAATAACACGGACTACAAAGATAAAAGAAAATACGATTTAGCAAAACGTAATTTAGCGGAGACTTTAGGAACATTTAAGAGTGCAAGAGACAAAAATCTTCGTGAAGAATTTGAATTTGGTTATGAATGGTTTGCTCTGTATTTGAAGACGGGCAAAACTCCACTCAATCCACTACCACCAACAATGGTTTTAGGACATGAAGCATTTGGAAGAAAACAGATGTATCGACTGAGAGATGCTGACGACGCACAACAGGCTTGGAATGATTTAACAAGAGATGGTCATTACTACATGGAGAATGTGTTGACCGAATGTATCGGTAAAATTTTCGTAATGTAAGATATGATTAAACTCAAAGACATTTTGATGGAGAACTACTTTTCTATCTACTATTGGATGGACCCGGATGGGGAATTTCACAAAGTAGATAATGAAAGTCATGCTCCTTGGGCTAATGAATATCTTCAAACTCACAATCTACCAATCATTGCGGGCAAACCTTACGAGTCAATGTATAAATTGGGGTGGGTGAGAGTCGGAATCGTCGGCCATCAAGGCCAAAAATACCTCGCTTACAATTACAGTCGAGTATTCGGATTAGCCAATAGTGCGTTTCGAAATCTCAAAGATGCTGCCATTGAAAAGAATTGTGATGTTTTACGTGACGATACGGCTGGCAAAACCATCGAATTAGACGGTGATAGAGCCTTAGCAGAATCCGCCGAAATTCTTAATGAACGAATGTCCTATGAGGAATTATTGGATGCCTCCGAAAAAGGAAGAAAAAAGAGAGCGTCACACGTAAGAGCCAGAAGTATTCCTGTGACTGCCGAGAATGGAAAAGAGAGTTGGAATTTCAGATACAAGAGTAATCCATCGACTACCGGCAAACCATGGCAAGGATACATCCAATTTTTCAAAGAAATCGAAGATAAAAACAACGAAGACGCCATGGATTTGGATTGCCATGCTGATTGTAGTTGTCCTGATTTCACTTACCGATGGGCCTACGCGGATGCGAGGCAAGATGCCAGCGTGATTGGTTCGAAAAGTCTGAACAAATGTATCAATCGACCGCCGGATTACATGAATCCCAAACAGAAACCGGGGTTGTGTAAACACTTGATTGCTTTGACGGATTATTTGAAAACCAAAATTCATGGTGGTAGTAAACAAAACATTTTCGAATCGTTGAATGAGATAACAAGAATTCCAAATCATAACATCACGGTATATGATTAAACTCAAACTTCTATTGTTGGAAAATTTCGATTACGACGCTGCTGAGGATTTCCACGAACGAAAATCTAATCAACTCAATGAACTTGGTCAGTTGTTAAAACAGAGTAAAGGCAAAGGCAGAGTTCCTTGGAAAACAATCCCAGCCCGACTTCTAAAAAAGGTTTGGTTACAATTTGGAAAACATCATCGAATAGATGAAAACGATTTGGATAAGATTGCCGACTCGATTCTAACTAACATTGCCCGACTTACCGCATCCACCGAGATGATGGGTCACACGTCTCGAAGTAGAGAAGATATTGAGGATGACCTTGGCTATAGTTTCACCGACCAAGAATGGGAAGATTGGATGCCTGATTATTTTGTCAATTCTAGGGGTGGTTGGATGTTGAGTGATTATGGTTTGAAACCACTTCACAACATTTATGCTTTGATTTTCAACGCCAAGACTCCCGAAGAAAAATTGTATGCTTGTGACAAGGCTTTGAACGTAGTTCATCAGAGAAACGATTTAGCCGAAATGTTCGTTGAGGGTGGAACTTCCACTCTAAATGCTGTTGCTTCTCAAGGTGGATATGACGCGGGTGGAGATTACGGTTCCGTAAATCGAGAGTTTAGACATTAACAGAGAT